AGGTTCTTGGTTTCTTTTTCCTTTGTCATAATTTGTTTCTCCCTACCCTGAAATTTTAGAATTTAGAAATCAAGGTATAATAGTATTATATACTATATAGTAACTTTGTCAACTTAGGGGGAAATGAGGGTTATATGAAATCCCCTAGATATGGCTCTGAATATGACTTAGTTTTAGAAGCCACATATTGGATAAATTCTTTATCATCTAAAAATCTTGCTGTTGTATCTTCTCTTTGTGGAGGTGTTTTTTCTAGCCCTACATTTATATTGAATCTATACTCCATCCCCTTGCCTAACATCATTAAGGCTTCAGAATAGAATATCAATGCTTCATCTTTGTATATATTCTCATCATCCAAGAAGGCATCTCTGAACATCTTGCAGGCTTCCTCGCAGCATTTTATCGATACTTGTGTCGGCATCCCTTTGTTGTTTTCTATCTCATATCTGGAAATATGAACCCAGTCTCTCAGGATAAGGAATTTTCCTAATAGTCTATTTGGATTTTTCTTCCTATCTATCAACATCAAGTCAATATTTCTTTTAAATCTATCTCGTCTTATATCCTCTGTGAGATATCCATTATGGGCGATTTCAACATCGCTTAATATTGTAGATGCTCCGACTCCTTGATTCTCTATCAGCTCCGGGTGTTCGTGTACATGTCCTAGGAATTCTATCCTTCTTTTGTTCCTGAATAATCTTACTGGAAGATCAATTTTTGACACACCTGAATCAGTAGTAAAATGATGTTGTCTTATAGAGTAGCCATTGAAGTGATTGCTGCGGAGATATTTTCTTATATTTATTCCCTTTAATAATTCCTCATCAGCATCAATCCATAAAATCCAATCCCCTTTAGCTTCTTTTATAGATACATTTCTTGCTGTATCAAATCCTATTTTTGTAGCTTTCTCACAAGTCACTATCTTGGCTCCATATTGTTTAGCTATTTCTAGGGTGGAATCTGTACTCCCATTATCGGCTATTATAATTTCTTCAACTAATGGCTTAATAGATTTTAAGCATCTGTGTAATTGGTCTTCTGCGTTTCTTGTTATTAGGCAAGCCGAGATAGTCTGTCTGGGAGACTGTATATTTATCTTCCTTTCTAGGTCTATTTTTCTACAGGGTCTATTGTTTTTTTGATACTTAAATATCCACCATCCTAAAACTTCTTTTTTGTCCTGATTTAATCCACCAGATAACATCTTGATACTTGTGTTTTTTTTGTCTTTTATCATCTCTGCAATATCTTGTCTTTCAAAGTTCCAAAGATGTGCCTTTCTCTTATCATCCCATATTCCATAAGGGACAGTTATTACAATCAATCCCTCATCTTTTAAATTGTCTTCTATTTTGTCTAAAAATTGTTCGGGGTTTTCTTGATGCTCTAATATCTCCCCTAGAAATATTATGTCATAATCCTTAGATAAAGTGTCTGTGGAATCTCCAAGGATTACAGATATATCTGTATTTTTTCCATGCTTTTCTATCATCTTTTTTGCTAATTTATTTTCTTCTGCTGAAATATTTACCGCATCTACTTTCGCATTAAATGATTTAGCCATAATGATTGACTCGTTCCCGATGCCACTGGCAAAGTCTAGGATTTTAGGATTGGCGATTTTCTTATCTTTTAGATATAAATCCATTTCTCCAAATGCTATATCTAATCTGGGGTAGTTTCTTATCTCTAAATTCTTTTCAATCCCTGCATATTCCTTGCCTAAATCTTCATATTTTTTCTTGTATTTTTCTTTAGAGTCTAAATAGGGATATGCCTTTTTTAATCTTGCACTCCATTCAGCGTCACGATCCACTTTATCTATTAGATATTTTAAGGGGATTATATCTTCTCTTTCATAGAGATATTTATATAAGGTCTTTCTGTTTGAAACTTTCTCTTTGAATAGGTCAAAAAATAAATCATTCCATTGTCTAGCCACTTGATCCCAGTCATACTGTTTGACATTTTCAATCCCCGCTACTTGCATCCTTTGATATTTATCCCCATCTTCCATTAATTCAAATACCGCATTGACAAATTTATCTTGGTATTTTTTGCTCTTAGCGTCTCCTTTAAGCAACACCCCTGCATCCTTTGATAAAGTTTCGGGCAATGCTGCGAGGTGAGAAGTCACCATTGGTAGTCCGCACATCTGCGTTTCCATTGCTGTTATGCAACTTATCTCCCAGAATTTAGTTGGATATAGAAATAATTTAGAGCTTTTATATAAGTCATAAAGGTCTTTTTTCTTTAAAGCCCCTACATGTTCGATTTTAAATCCCTGTTGTTGATAGTCTAATATCTTCCTTTGTAAGCTCTCATAGAATGGCTGCATTTGTTCGGTAGTATTATCGTAACCTGCAATGACGATTTCTATATCTTTGTCTTTCTCCCATAGCTTTGGAGCTATATCGAAAAGCAATGTATCCATCCCTCGTTCAGGTCGGTTTGTATATATCAATTGTTTAGGATTTCTCTTAGATAATATCGTATTATCTGGCGGGAGTTTTACCCCGTTTGTAGTCTTAAAAAATAGGCGATCTTCGTCAATCCGCATGATGTCTTTGTATTGATTTATCTGCCACTGGCTCATACAAAAAACTTTGTCTATTTGCCACAATGCACCATGAAATTCTTGTCTCCCTCTTTTAAGGGCCACATCATGTTGCCATAAGATGTTTAATTTTGAGTTTATTGTGCTGTGAAAATGCTCTGGGATTCTCTGAATTATATGAACATCATGGGGACAATTTACTGCATATCCTGAATATAGCTGTAAGGGCATATATTGGACATTTTCTATTTTAATAGGTTGTTTAGTATTGCAGAAAAATAAGACATTATGTCCTAGCTTACCTAATGCGTGAGCCATGCTGATACCAGCAGTCTCACTCCCACCTAATGATTTGTCTTTAAATGTGTTTGGGTCTATTTCCATACCACCGCAGAAGATGGCTATATCTAGGTTGTAACTCATTGGCTATCTCTTTTTTAAAGTAGCATACAAAGATAATAATACAAGGGTAGTGCCAATCTCTTGGCTTTCTTCGTTATCAAAATGTTATTTGAAATCCCTTTAGCCCTTATAACATATAAAAATAGTCAGGGCAAGCATTCATCCTGCCCTAACTAAAAATCGTCTTAGCTTATACTGCCCCTGTCCATAGATAACCAAGTTCTGAAGCTGTTATCTTCTCGTCTTGGTAATATTGAACTCTGACATTTGTATAGCCACCATGGTCTGGGTCATCCCATGTCTCTACTGCGAATGGCGAACCAAATAATGGGTTAGTCCATCTCATCCCGTACATCAATGATGGGTCTCTGCCATCTACCTCTGGTGGAGAAAATCTTGCTACGATACAATTTGTCCCCCATATATCAGAGAAGCTGTCAGTTTGACCTTCTTCTGCTGTATTTTTAACTGCGTTGCCGATAAGCACTTGGTCTACATCGAACAACGAAGCTAACAAGTCCGCAGTTACAACTCCTTTCTGGACATACTTAATCCGATCTAGGATATCTGCATGTTTGATTAAAGAATTATAGACTGTTCTGCCCATGATGATTGTATTTGCATCATAGCCAGTTGAGACTCTTACAGCTTCTTTAGCGGTGTCTATATCGCCAAATGGGTCCGAATTGCCTGCTGTTGCATCACTCCATTTTGAAGAGACTGCCGCGTAACTTCCCAAGTTTGAGCCACTTGTAATTTGGAGAGATACACGATTTTCCATATCTAACATCAATAAGTTATGGATGAATCTTGCAGATTTCTCTTTGATTTTTAGCGGTTCGTCTTGGTTGGCTAATATCTCATAATCGACTTCGTCAACTAACGCGTAATTGTTTGCGTAGTAACTATCGGATGAGACATTAAAATTAGCCACACGTCCTTTCGTCTTTGGAGCTCTGGCAGTTGTAGCAGGAATTCTAAAGAAATCCCCTTTGTCATACTTGAAATATAGGTCACTTTGCTTAGGTACATCATTAATCGGTAAAAAGTTTTGAACTATTGTATTATGTGGTTCAAATCCAACTACCAAATTAGATAATGGTCTGTCAATGTGAACATCTCTTGCTGTTATTGCCATTTTGTTTTACCTTCCTTGTTTAAATTTTTTAACTTGATTTATAACCAGAACTTTCGACTAACAATTGGAACAAACTTCCACTAGCAACTCCTGTTATCGCTTTTCCTACGATATAATCACCGCTTGCTGCAGTAGTTCCAGTTCCAGAAGCAGTTACAGAAATCCAGCTTCCAGCAGTAATCGTTGCTCCTGCTGAACATTTGGACAAACCATTCCAAACTATTGTTGCGTGTTCGCCACTTTGAGGTTTATTTTGTACTATCCCCAAAAGTCCAGCCCCAGCTGCTACCCTTAATTTTGTTCCATTGTCGCCATCAACATACACCATTTTATATTGCATGCTTGATAAGTCTTCATTGGCTATCATTGAAATATATTGTCTTTGACTCATTGTCTTTACCTTCCTATTCTATTTATTTTCCGTAATATTCTTTCCTTAATTCTTCGTCTTCATTTAAGACAAGTTGTAAGGCTTCTGAATATTTTTTGGCTTTACCCTTCTTCATAAAGACTTTAGCCCGTCTGTCTATCTCATCTCCAGCTTTATCATAGGGTTGTCTATCAACCACTTCACCTTCTGCAGATATCTCTGCAAAATTGATCATCTTTGGAAACGATTCGACTATCTTCTGTACTAACTCAAATTGGCTTAATTCAACAGCTTTTTCTTCCACAGTATAACTGTATATCTTTTCATCAGTTGCAGATTGCATCAAGACTTCAAGTTCTTTCTCAAAAACAGGGAGTATTTTTCCCGCTTCCTTATGTCCTTGAATGAACTTATTAATCTCATTTGCTTTTTTCTCTTTGCGAGATTCTTCAAGTTTTTCAATCACCTTAGTATTTGACTCTTTTAATTCGATATTGTCATCCTCTAAAATTTTCAATTTATCTTGAAGTTCTTGGTATTCCTTTAAAGTAATACCTTGTCCTTGCTCGTCTATCATAAGGTCACTCTCCTTTGCTTGATAGTGTTTCTTGATAATGCCCTCGCCATCTGCCTTAGCATAGAGACCTTCTATGGCTTCTAAGTTAGTGATAGCTGGGATTTCAGTACCAAGTAATGCAACTGCCTTCAGGACTCTATCGAGTACTTGGTTATTGCTTTTGTAGTTCCAGTAAATTTCTGAACTTACCCGTTTATAATTACCTCGCTTAATTGCTTCATAAATCTTCTTAGGCAATTCTTTTAAATCAGCGATTAATTTACTTCCTTCTAAATATATCTTACCAACATATCCGAGTGCTGGCTCCCCATCCTGCATCTCTGGTTGATCATCATTATGTCCTAATTTAAGAGGTGGTTGGAATCCTGTTTTATCAAAATTTCCTACCATCTTTTCTAGGTCGCTAGTAGTGTATTTATCTCCATTCCAAACACCGGTTGAAAAAATCTCTACACCATCTAGGTTAAATGTCTGACTGATTGCATGTTCTTTAATCTCTGCATTTTCTTTGGCTGGCTCTGGTTTTTCCTCTTCCATTTTAACTTTAGCTTCAAGGTATTCTTCATGTGTTGGAAATGGCATATATCTTATAGCTTCTTCTTCCTCTATTGTCACCATTATTTCGTGTGAGCCCTTACCGCCCATTTCATTAGCTCGGATTTCTGCTTCTTCAGATGTTTCAAAAACATCTTCCTCCTGCATTTCCTCTACTTCTTTGACATCGTCTTCCATGTCTTACTCCTCGCCAATCGCTGGCTCAAATAATATAGGCTTTATCTTTTAGCCATTTTTTTTGCTTGAGTTTCTGTGAACTTCAGATGAGTTGCTTAGAAATTATTAAGATGCCCACATCTGGGACATTTAATCTCCGCTGCTATTAGCCCATATTGATTATATTTTGCCAGTAATTTTTGGCATTGTAAACACCTTGCTTCTGTTTTTATCATAGTAACTATGAAATCTTTAGCTTGATCTATAGTAGTTAGTGATTGCACAGATGTCATTCAGTCATCCCGCTTAGTTGGATTATCTCTTGTAGCTCTGCTTCATTTGTCCATTGCATGGGCAGGTCATCTTTAGTTATAAATATTAATATAGACCTGCAGTTAAAATGTAGGGGTGGAGTTAATTCATTCAATAGCCCCTCATCCTTTGCTCTTATAGTCGGCTCTGTTTCTGCCACTAATTCACATACTTCAGATGTCCTCTCATCTATCATCGCTGACAATTGATATCCTATGATAAATTCTTTTACATCTTTATCTTCTCCCATTTCCCTTCTACCATAATTGTAAGCCCCCAATGTTGCGGTCCTCACAAGGGTGGTCGTCCTATATGCAACGGCTAATGTCCCCGCCTCTGTTATCTCTGTCCCCGCTGCTATGTAAGGATTGAATGCTTTTTCTATTTCTATTACTGTTGCAGGGATTGATTTTCCTTTGACTAAAGAATCTAATAAAACAGTCGATAGATTGTTATTTAATATTGCTGCTATTCTTTTGACATCCAGTCTTGCTTTTGACTTAAAATATCTTTGAAATCCTGTAGTCAATATCCCTGTTCCAATTTTAGTTTTTAAGAATTTTTTAGGCAATGATTCTCTAGCCTGTTCTTTCCCTTCTTTATAAGCATCCTCATAACCAGTTTCAAATACCTTTATCAAATCCCCTTTATATTTTAGGTCGAGGTTGTCTATCGCTGTAAAATCAAACTTATTCTCATCCATCTTATTTGTGATATATGTAGTCACTGCTTCCATCTGCCTTGTCATAGTCTCTATGATATTTTCTAGAAATCTTTGTTCTAATTCGTCTATGGTGTTATTTACCTTCTTAAAATCGACTCTTTTTTCTGCCCTGTTTTTTGGCTTTCTGGGGACTTTGGTCTTATCCTTATCGAATGGTTGGCCAAATGGGTTCTTTTCTTTCATCTCTTCAATGATCTCTTCATCTGGCTTATCTATTATTTCTTTGTCAGGGTCTATTTCTTTAGATGGAAAGCTAAGATGTTCCCTTAATATATTCTCGTCTTCTAGCGTTGGAACGATTACACCTTTCTCGACTGCTGTAATAAACATTGTATTCAATACTTGTTTTTGCTCGTCAGTCATAGGATTGAATTTAAACTTAGGTAATTCTTGCACGTTGGCATAATTAAAAGCTACTAGTCTTTTTATTAACTGCTCTGCCATTACCCCATCCTCTAGGTCTAATCTTAATTTTTGGATTACCCATAGGAACACATCAAAATGAATCTTAGCCTGCGAGTATGCTCCAGTCTCGCCTTCCGCCATTAATCTATCCGGGATTAATATGCTTCTTGCTATCGTCTTATTGTAGAAATTTAGTGCTGTTTGAAAATCCCCTGTCGCATTTCTTGAAGACTCTAAAAGCCCTATGTCAAATTCGTCCATCCTGTGGGTGATCGAAGTCTTGGCGGTCAGATTATCTAATATATTTCTAAGATTATTCCTTGAGGTAGGGTCATTGGATTTATACTTTCCTAATACTGTGGGGTTAGCAAATCTTTCAAGGTAGATATTCCACATCTTGATTAAGACATCTTTGGACCAGTATCCTCTATAGGCAGGTCTTAGGTCAGATGTCCCGTACCAATTGCCAAACTCTTTTTGATAACTAAATATTAGGAATTTATTAAGCGGATATTTGGAGTCTTCCATGCCCTCTGAATATATGATGTTTTGAAGATTGGAAAATTTATCCACTTCAAATCGGTAATTATGGGGTTGTTTTGTTTTAAGGTTTTTAAGCCCTATTTTTCCCTTAAATTCCCCATGTTCAAATGTTTTAAAATTAATTTCAGTTATAGAATAGCCATAATCTAGTGCGGTTAAAATCTCCAATAGACTATCTATTATGTTTCCCTCTACTCTGTTAAAGCTATAGCGGACAAAATCTGCTATCTCTTTGTCCTTCTCATCATTGGATGCTGGGATTATCTGGTAGTTTGGAGCCAGTGTGGCGAATTTCTTAAGTGTAAGACAAGCCTTGACTTGATCGTCTACCCTCATCTGGTCGTATACATAGAATCCTTTCCTGCCGATTAAGGTATCCGGGTTGTAGGGGATGATGTCTTTTTGTCCATATAGGTTAAAGCCAGCACTGGCAAGTTCTCCCATATCTGGTTTAGTATCTGTTTTATAAGATTTTCCTGCCGAATCTACAATAGCCATCAAGAGAAGATTATATATTAAGATATATTTTTAACAATAGGAAAGGGCAGGGAAGCCGTCGGAGAAACTTTTAGGAGATAGGACTTCCCCACCCATTCAAAAGAGGTAGTGAGAATTTTAACATGTTCGGTTTTAAGTGTCCATCATGTCAAGTTCTGTCAAGTTACATGTCCCCCCGCCCATCTTGTATATCTTGTCTGACTTTTTTTGTAGCACTTTCTATGTCCTTAAAGTCAAGGACAAAGACGTTTTTGTCATTCATAAGATTTAACAAAGCTGTGCAAAGGCGAGTCGTACCAGATTCTTGTCCTTGTTTGTAGCTCTTTTCCATGGCAGTTCCTATCAGCTTCTTTATTTTTGAGTCTATATTTCCAGTCTTAACTTGTTTAGCTAACTTCTCCTTAAACTCTTTTTTGTATATTTTCATTTTGTCATCCCACCTTCTGCCATGTTCCAGTTGTATTTCTGTAAAACTAATTCCTGTACATCTTTAGAAATAATTCTTTCTGCTTCTCCTGCCTGTATTTCTTTTAAAGAATTTTTATCCATAATTTCTTTGTCCAGATTCAATTTGGCACAATAGAGAATCCTTGCCCTTTGAAATATGGTGATGTCCAGAGGATGAAATTTTGATAAATAGTCTAGGTGTATGACTATTTCTTTCTTTCTCTTTATAATATACTCTCGTTTCCAGTCTTTCATAATTGTCTCCTTTCTTCTTGTATTTCTTTTAAAGGTCTTTTCTTCCAGAATTTGTCTTTTTCTAATGGCAGATTATTGACTCTCAGATTAAACAGCTCATCTTCTGCAACATATCCTAATTCAGGATAACCTAAATCGCATAATCCAAAAAAGATTCTATTTTCTGAGTTATATTCGGTGAGGTACCAATCCCCCGTTCCATAAGGGTTAAAGACATGGACGATGACTTGGTCTCCATTTTCTGGATGTTGCCTTGCAAGTTGGCTCCATTCTTGTTTAGTAAATTTTAACTTTAACATTTTGTTTCTCCTTGCCAGTTTTTTGTGAGAACTGGCAAACTCAGATTTTTTTCTTAACTTACATCTGGTAGTAGCTGATTCGTAGGTATAATATCCCTAGAGTTAACAACATAATCTTCATACCATTTAATCTCACCACCACCAAACTTTGTGAATCTATCGACTACCATTTTATCTACATCATCTTTATGTAGTGCAAATAATAAGTCAACACGTTTTGGATTAGCTGCATCATGTGTGTTGTACTCGTTAATATACTTCACACGATAACCAAACTTATCTGACATAAACTCTTCAAAGTCTGTAACAGTTCGGGGCTCAGCAGCTAATTGACAAGCCGTGCCTATCCATGCACATACTTGAGTGTATGTATCTGTATCATACTTTTTACTCATCTTCGTTCCTCCTTGATGTTTTGTTTGTTTAACATCATATAGTAAATATAATCAATAAGGGTAACTTTGTCAACACACTATTTAAAACTAATTTA